TATTTTTTAACTCCTAGTTGTTATTATAATACAATTTTTTATAAAATGAAAGTGCATAAATTTATGTTGTTAATGTTCCAGATACTGTAAATGTCGCTACTTTGCAACCTCCTGCTGGGGCTGGTAATGTAGTTACTGTATTTGTGCCTGGTGCTACGGATATTCCTGCAGCTCCTGGTGCTCTAATAATAACGATTCCTGAACCTCCTGAACCTCCAGCTGTTGAAGGACTAAAACCTCCACCACCACCACCTCCACCAGTGTTAACTGTACCAGCTGTGCCAGTTCCTGGTCTTGGTCCTCCTGGACCTGTACTTCCATTTCCACCACCACCTGATCCACCATCTCCTGAACTTGTTGGGTTTTCTGCTCCACCTCCTCCACCTCCTGCGTATGATACAGGAGATCCTGAAATACTATTTGCACTACCTGCTCCTCCTGAACCAGCTTTTGCTGGACTTGGTGTTATAGCAACTCCTGCTGCTGAAGCTCCGCCACCTCCACCACCCGCTTGATAAGGTATAGGAGAACCTGGACCTCCTCCATTACTTCCTGAATTTCCTTGTGATGGACTTGTTGGGGGACTATTACCAGATCCTGCTGTTCCATTATTTGTTCCACCTCCTCCACCTGAACCTCCTGCTTGTCCTGGTCTAAAAGCACTTGGACCACCATCTCCAAATCCTGATCCACCACCTCCACCTCCATTACTTGTAATTGTTGAAAAAATTGAATCACTTCCTATACCACCTCTACCACTACTATCTCCTTGAGGTGCCGGTTGACCAGTTCCACCTGCTCCGACTGTTATTGGAAAAGATGTCCCAACGCTTAAAGTTAATTTTGTTCCGCCTGGAAATGAAGTTCTAAAACCACCTGCTCCACCTCCTCCTCCGTTTGAGTTTCCTGCTCCACCTCCTCCCGCTACTACTAAATAATCTACATCGAATGGAGCACTCGGTGTCCACGTTCCTTGTTTCTTGAAATTGTATTGACATTGCAGTGACCAGACGCCGGGTGCGAATGTTCCTGCTGGTTCTGAAACAACAACGATTCCTGATCCACCTGCTCCTCCTGCTATAATACCTGGACCAGATCCTCCACCTCCACCTCCTCCAGTATTAACTGTTGCAGCACAAGATGAAGAAGATGGTGAACAATTTTTAGCACCTCTTCCACCTCCTCCAGTTCCTCCTGAACCAAAAGATCCAGTATTAGTTGCTCCACCTCCTCCACCTGCGTAAGTTACTGGACTGCCTGTTATAGAATTTGCTAAACCTACTCCACCTGGTCCTCCACCTCCAGGTGCTGTAGCATTTGATCCAGCAGCTCCTGCACCTCCTCCTCCTCCTGCTCCAAAACTTGGACCACCTACTCCATTTCCACCATTATTTCCTTGTGGTGGACTTGTTGGTGGTGAATTTCCTGATGCTCCATTTCCGCTATTATGTCCTCCTCCACCTGATCCCCCTGCTATTGCTGATGTGCAAGGAGGAGTATTAGTTCCACCTCCTCCGCCACCTGCTGAAGTGATTGTTAAAAATATTGAATCTGTTCCTGACGCTCCTGCTGATCCTGCTACTGGAGATCCACCCGCACCTCCTGCTCCAACTGTTACTGGTACTGGACTAGATGGTACTGATAATTGTGTTCCTCCAGGAAAAGATGTTCTATATCCGCCTGCTCCACCTCCTCCACTATTACCACCTGATCCTCCAGCACCACCTCCTGCAACAACTAAATAGTCAACAGTAGATTGGCCAGCTCTTCTTGAAAATGTTCCTGATGCTGTAAAAGATGTTACATTTGATGTGCTGTATATAATTGGATCATTAACCGGTCCGATAATTCCGCCATTAGACATAGCTTGGACCTCCTGCTAGTTAATGATTTCGTAGCTAATTAAATATTCTAAATCGTTGTTAGTGCTAGCTCCGCCAATCAATGATCTATTTTCCATTAAATAGAAAGAAGAATTTTTATCAATTAAATTTAAAGCTGCATCGGCTGGAACAGAAATTGTAGATGCAATTGCATACGCTGTGCTTGTTCCAAGATCATTTGTTGCAAGTTTAAATGTTACATCAGCTGCGTTTGTACCATCAACGTTAGAAATTATTACTGAATTAACTTTAAAAACTTTTCCTGATGAAGCTGAGTTTGTAAGAAGAACCGTTGTCAAGGTCGTTGTTAATGCACCAATGACTGTTTCTCCTAAAATACTTGTTACGTTTACTATATTTGGGTTTGCCATATTTATTTACTCCGTAGTTATTTTAGCCGAAAACTATTGCCATAGCAATAGCCTTTCCTGTTGAAATTCCAGCATTTGCAAAGGATAAAGCCCCAGAACCATTAGTAATTATAGCTTGCCCTGATGTGCCATCTGCTGTTGGTAATGTAAAACTAATATTAGATGCAATTGTAGCACCTGCCCTTAATGATACATAATTTGAGTTATCTGAATCACCAAATCTTACTTCATTTTGATTAGGTAATCTTATTGTAGATAGTTCATTTGTAACATCATTTGCATTTGTTCCATCTAAATAAATAAGTTTATGACCTTTGTTTGTTGCATCCCAAATAACTGATGAACCACCAACTTGATTTAAAGCTAATGTAAATGCACCAGATGTACCATTTTCAACAATGTAAGTTTTTTCAATTCCGCTTGCAACAAAGACTGTACAGTTTGCAGTAATTGTTCCTGTAAATTGTAAAACAGCGTTTCTTGCATTTGATATCGTAGCATCAGTCATTGCTAACGTAGTGTTAGTAGATGTAAGTGCTATTGATTCAAATCCTGCAATTGCTTGTTGTACTAAATTTAAATTTGTATTTGTTATATCTCCCCACTGGTTTGGTTTTTCACCAGTGACCATGAGTTCAAGTTTGAGGTCCGTAGAATAGGATGATGCCATAAAATTCCTTATAAATTATGTAATATTATCAATTTTAGTTTCATTAAGCAGCTATGTCAACCACACTCCAAGTATTAGTTACCCCAATATCAACCACTGCCCAAGCTGTGATAAATAAACGGCCTGTAGAAGTTGTCATATTTACGCCTGTAACCGCAACAGATCCATCTATAGTAAATGTTACTGTTCCTGATGTAGTTGAAACACTTGATCCTGTTAAAACTACACTTGCTACATCTCCACTAGCTGTGCCTGTTGTTACATTTAAAATATTTGTAGTTAAATCAACTGTAGCATTACCTGTTAAAGACTCATCACCAATTACTATGCTTAAAGCATTACCAGTTACTTCAAATGAAGAACCAGCATCTGCTGTAATAGTATCTGTAGTTATATTCATTGAATCCCCAACTACAATTTCAGAAGTATTACCATCTGCTGTAATTGAATAAGGACCAATAGTTGTGTTTAAACTATTTAATGTTGTAAGTGTAACATCAGCATTACCTATACCATCTTCATTACCTAAAAAAGTTTGTAATAAATTTGTAGATAAATTTAAATTTGAATCACCTGTAAGTGTAACTGTATTTACAGTTGAATTTAAAAGTTGTCCTATAGTTAATGCATTAACATCAATTACAATAGAAACAGAATTTATATTTGTAGAAAGTGTGAGTACATCTCCTATGCCCCACGTGCCTGTTCCCCACGTACCTTGGCCCCATGATTGAAACGTTACCGTTGCATCAATGTTGCCTACTCCCCAGGTTCCTCGACCCCATACGCCTGTACCCCAGGAAGCAGACATGAATTACTCCTTAAGCTATTCTTAATATAGCTGCTGCCGCGGTAAATGCTGGGAATTGAATTGTAAACGTTCCAGATGTTGCAGTTTTAACAGCACCAAAATCTAGTACACAAACAGCTCTGTTGCCTGTTGAATTATATATCAACGCACCTTCTGAGCTTAATGTAACTCCTGTAAAAGATAAATCTGAAAAAGTAACGATAGCTGTTGCACTATCCAATGATACTTGTTGACCTGCTAATACTCCGCCACCTGCAGAATATTGTCCACCTGTTCCAGTCACTTCATTTGTTGAAGTGTAAACTGTTGTCGTTGCGTTTAATGTTGCATTTGATGTGTACAATGCTAATTTAAAAACTTGTCCCGAACCTGAATCGAAATCGTGTACACCACCTAAAAGCTCTGCTTTAAATGAGTTGCACACTGCTTGATCTATTGCCATGTATTATTCTCCTATAATTTTATTATGGTGATGGTGACGGTACTTTTATACGTAACGTTCCATCTTGATACTCGTCTCTACGTCTTCTACCTGTTTGTTCTAACGTAAATCCTTGTAATGCCATATTATACTTCTCTTGATACAGTTTGTACATATCCATCGGACCTTTTAAGTATGCAAAAGCTTCAACTAAACACGCATATAATAATAATTCTGGTGCATTAACAGAAATATATGTTTCTGTATTTGTTACACTTAAACCGTCTGGAGTGTAAATATAATCTAATTCTACTACAAAGTTTGAACTTGGTGTAGGAGCTACTTCAATAGCATTTTCTCTAAATGTAGCATAATACTTTGGAAAACCAGTTGATCCTGATGAATTATATTCCGTTATAAATGTATCATCTCTTGGCTCTAAAGATACTTGAATAGAAGAACTATTTGTAGCAACAACAGAACGAACAATTAAAGCTCTTCTTGAAGTTGTTGATCCTGAAGATTGTGGAGAATCAGGAAGTAATAAATATTTGTTATTCGCTGTAAATGTAGAGGTCGCGTACTCGCGCGCGTAGTCAGCATCTGCTTCTCTAAATATCTTAAATTCAGCATCTCTAATAAAACCATTAACAATGGTAGATGTTAAAACTTCAGAACCTACTTCTGTATAATCTCTAATTTTTTGTACTAATTCTGCGTATGTCATTTTATGTTATACTAATAGTTACATTACCTACACCTGTGTAAGCTGCTCTTCTTGTATTAATAATATCTCCACTTATACCTGGTTGCATTCCGTTTGAAACATATTGTCCTGGCCAATAATATAAATCTAATTGTACATCACAACCACCACCAGGTCTTACATCTGCTCTTGGAAATTGTAATGCTTGAGCATCTCCACCTTGAGATCTAAGTTCTAA